GTCCTCTTCCAGAGGTGCAATAGTTTCTAGGTCAGAGAGAATAGACCACTCCTTAAAGGTGAGTTTATCCATTATTTTAGTAATACTTTTCCTATATTTTATTTAGGGAGATCCCCGCTCATAGACCCCTTAAGGAACTTTTGTAGTTCTGCAGTAGATCCTAAGAACACTGCGTTGTTAGTAACACTAGTGGGCGCAGAAGACTTCTGTTCCTGGTTAATATCTTTCATTTTCTTTTGAAGATCAACCAATTTATCCGTAACATCTCCAACATTTTTAATCAGTTGTCCCGCAACTTCATACGCTCTTGGAGAGTCGGATTCTTGTGCAAGTTCTAGAATACCATTAATAGCTTCTTGACCCTTCTCAATAATTGAGTATAGTTGTCCTCTAGAATACTCATAGTCTTTTTGGAGTTGATCTACAGACTCTGCAGGTTTTTTTATTTCAGCAGGTTCTGTCTTGACAATCTCTGATTTAATCGGAGTTGTTTCAATATCTAGAGCCTTATCAATGTCTTCAAAACTCATAGATCAATTCCTTTTGATGGACTGTATACCTTTCCGTCTTCGAAATCAAAACGATATTCACTAAATCCAAAATCATCATCTAGTGAAATTAATTGATTGTCGAGATTGTCAATTATATTGATAGCAGTTCCTTCATCATGAGTAGAAGCCACAGTATTATTTTCTCCCCTATTAACTAGAATTTCAGTATCGCCCACCTTCCTTACATACATTACCTCATCACCAATTTGAACATAGATTCCTTGTGTGAATTTGGCTATTTCTGACACAGAAATTTCAGTTACATTTTCATCAATGTTTCCTAGTATAATAGCACTTTCATCACTATTATAATCTCTAAGAGCTCTTGGTTCTGCAACATATCTCAACTGTCTGGAAGAATTGATGGTGTTTGTATTAGTATGGTAATCAACCTGAACTTTTTTGATCAAGGAGTCATTAAAGTTTCCAATAGGTCCGAATAGATATGTTTTTGCTGTGAAATTTAGGGTATATATTAATGCTCTTCTTGTGGTAAAGTCGCCTTCATATTGATCATCCATTGATATACCTTCCAAAATCATTGGTATATCTCTTTTTTCTCCAATACTACTAGCAAGATCTACAGTCAAATTTAGATGTGGTTGGAAATAAGGTAGAATTTGTTCTAAAATCTGTAAAGCATCTTCATTCAATTTAGACAAAATTGATAGTTGAAAATTAATATTGTATGGAACAGGCATGAATGACTTAACTACCTGATTTTTATCAGAATCTACAGATTTAAAAGTCTGCATAGTGGAAGACTTTCTAGATGCATCATATTGAATTCCAGTCATCTCAAATGACATTCTTGGTAAAGTAATTGCAACCTCTTTTCTAACTGTTGGAGATTGTTCAATTCTTGCCAAAAACTTTTGGATAGGGCCATAAGCAATCGGAACAGTAATGATACTAAAATCTGCGCCTGCTCTATCTTTGTGTTTTATTTGAATATCATTGAAAAGAGTACCAAAAGATATGATAGTCTTTCTCAAGATTTCGTGGTAGAAATAATTTGATATCATTACAAGTATTCAGGGAACGTATTAACTATTTAGAACTCTCCAAATGGATTCCTTTGACTAAAATCTAATATAGAATCAGCTTCAGATTCAATATCATCATTACTTGCATATTCATCCAAGAACTGATTGGTCTCTATAGTAGAAATCTTGTAACTAACTCCAGTACCAACAATAGATTCCCCAAGTTGGAATGTTCCATTAACAGTGGAAAGTTTTAATACTCTATTAATATGATCCCATGACTTGACATAACCAGTTGTTCCAGAATTAGTTCCGGAAACAAGTTGATTATATGTGTAATCTCCAAATGTATCTGAAACTGGACTTGTAAAAGTTATGGAAGGTGCGGAAGTATATCCAGCACCAGCATTCAGATATCTTATCTGAGAGACCTCTCCATTTACGTTTATTATCGCTTCTGCTTGTGCGTTATTGATATTTGATGAAATGCCAGAACTTGATGGAATAAAGATTCTATCAATAAAGACTTGTGGGGTAGTTGTATATCCAACTCCACCAGAAGAAATTCCAATAATGCCTAGGACACCGGAACTTATAACAGCGGTTGCTATTCCACCCTGACCGCTTCCGCCAACAATTGTCACTGTCGGTGGTTCCGTATATCCAAATCCGGGATTTGTTACTAAGATCTTGTCAATTGATAATTTTTGATTTGCAGACCGACTCGTCATAATTGCAACGGCCGTTGCAGTAAGTCCTCCTATTGGAGCAGTAGATATCGAAACTCTTGGTGGAGAAGAATATCCAAATCCATCATTAATTAAATCAATATACTGAACAGACTTTGAGGTCGGATCGGATGTGATTAGTCCGACAGTTGCAACGGCTGTTGTTGCTGCACTTCCAACCATTTGTATGTTGTAAATATTTCCAAAATCCTTTACGGATTCATTTATATTCAATCCACTTTCATCAGTGACATCAACATTTATTACTTCATCTTCAAATTCGAATCTTTCACATCTTAATTCATATACATATAATTCTTGTAACTGATAGAATGGTTTTTTACCTTCGACGTATTTAATTTCAAATAAAGATTGATCTAGAGGAAACCAAATTAAGTCTCCTTCTTGTGGTCTGGAAGCATTTTTCCTCTCATCAACTGCAAATCTAGCCAGTTTTGGAATAATAAAATCAGTATATCTTTCTTTAGAAATAACCAAGTTAATCTCATCGGAATTTCTTATTCCAAATTTAGAAAGCAATTCTCCATTACCACTAAATCCATCAGAATTCATTAGATATGCTTCAATTCTATAACTATCATCAAATTTTGATGCAGTTATTTCTTTTATTACGTTATTTTCTCCAACGATTTTCCTAGGCATGTATAGAACATCCTGCCCATACATTTTTAACTGTTCATTGATTAGATCCTGAACTAGTCTTTGTTCGCTTGGAGAGCCTTGTAAAAAGTAGGAATTGAGTGGTGACATATCAACCTATTAAGTCCATTGGTGGTAATTCGTAATCGGTTCTTAGTTTTTGTTCTAACTTTTCTACCTCCTGAACACCATCATCATAGATCTGTCTTCCATTGAGTTGCACTCCACCTGGAAGAAGAACTCCTTGGAACTTGATCATGTTCTGACCCCACTGTTTTTTAATCAATGCGGTTAGATACTTTTTCAACCAAGAATCATTGTATAACTTTGTAGCCTCTGATGGATCGAGAATTCTATAACAATCAACAATTACATATTCATTATCCCCAACTTCACTCCAATCAATATCAAGATATAATTTATGATTCTTTTTATTGAAACGAATCTGTGCATTTGGATTTAGGAGAAAATCCAAATCTTCTAGATATCTCTTTACCATTGCATAATTCAATAAATCTAGTGCGCCATAGTAATAAACATCATTTAAAAACAACTGATATTTAATATTGAAAAGTCCGTCTGATACTGTACTAGAGTTTATTTTTAAGACGTTATTGACTCCAATAATAGAATCAGGTAAAGGAAGATAATTTACGCCCTCAACATAATTGATCGAGGTCAATCCATCCCCAGAAACGGTTGCAGATGTAGTGGTTGAAACACCCAGTTGTGTGATAGTTTCTTTAGTTGCGGGAGTTAGTTTGTGTTTTAAAAATACGCGATCAATGCCATCGTAGTGATGTTCATGAAAATACTGAATTGCATCATCTATCAAATTATCAATCTGATCGTCATCTACGTTTATTTCTAAAACTGGCTTTCCTAGTTGTTTGAGGCAGTATTCTTTCAACTCCGCTCTACTAGATGGTTGCGCCATAAAAAAATACCCCTAGTCTTATAGAGGTATTTATAATTTGGTGAGGGAAACCTCATTAAATTTGTAAATCAAAGAAAAATACTTGAGTCAATCTGGAATTTTCTGGAGTTGTTCCGAAGTATTTTGTTGCAGAATGATATCTTTTAGCATTAAAGATTACACATCTATTGTAGATATTTTCAACATAATTGATCCTTTCCCACCTATCAAAATCAATACATTCTTCTTTTGGTAGAACTAAATTTGGATCATTCTCCAATTCGTTTCCCGTCTCTTTATTTTTATAAAATCCTGTTCCAGACTCTCTATCTGAGTCTGGATTTAAATACACTACAGCCGCATATGTATTAACAGAATCGGAATGTATCCATTTAGTAGAATTTTCTGGACAATATTGAAAACACCCATTTGAGAGAGAATCTTTTATATTTAAAACAACATCAGATCCCCGAACTTTCATCCCCATACTACTATCGGATAAAAGGGAAAAATCAAACTCCAATAAATG